CCCGTTTTCTAGCTCAATCTCGCCTTCGTATGTACCCGCCGCAACGTCAAGCGTCGTTGGGTTCCACTGCATGAAGCATCTACCGTCCGCGTACGGAGCATGTCTGCCGCAGATCAGCGTATCCAATACTTCGCTGGCTCCGCGCTCACGAAAGTACACACGGATCGTTTGTCCGGTCAGGTCAATCGCAGCCCAGGTTGTAGGATCGTTGGCGTCCAGCGTTTTACCGGCTGCCGCTGTATTGGAGTCACGTAGTGTGAATTGAAGTTCGGGTAAATCATCACCCGACACAAGAGGAATCGTTTCATAGTAAGCCATTTACACCCCCCTATGAGCTGTTGCCCGCTCAAAGCCTGTGTTGGCAACGCGCAAGTTAACACGACGAGTGTCGCGGCCTTTTGCGTCATCAATGTGTTTGTGGAAAAGCTGCTTGTAGTGCATGGCCAGCTCAATATCAGTCCACTCTTTGTTGGGGATCGCCGCTAGTTTCCAGATAGCACCGCAGGCGATTGAACGCCCATGCGACTCAAATATGAAATCCTCGACCCCAGAAGCTCCTAAAGACGTTTTGAGCACCCCAACCCCTTCAAACTTATATTTACCGTCGGGCGTGGGGTAGAACCGAATTTGGTTATCGCGGTACAGGCTGTAGTAAATAGGGGCTGCCTTGGCCGCTGTGTTAGATAGCGCGAAGTGGCGATCCGATACTCGGCGGCTAGCCGCGCCATCAACGTAGAGTGCCAGTACATTCTCCAACACTGTCCCCGTGGGGACTTCAACATCGTAGTCGGAGTTGTTTTTGCTGGTAAAATCAGACTCAATATCAAACCGCCAAATCCCACTACTGGCGGTATAATCCGCCGCAGCTTCCTGGAGGTGCGACTGAATAACAATTTCTGGGCAGCCGGGTACGTGGGGCTGCACATAAGGAAAAAAGCTGTCCCACGTTTTAGCCATATTAGGTCACCCTACTTGCGTTAGCCGGTGAAACCGCAGCATCAACCTGCGTCTTGTTACCCAAGGCTGTGTTAAATGCGTTATATGAAGACACCGCACGCTGCTCGTTAGCCCCGTACTCGGCATCTTTCGAGTAAGCTCGGTATAGCACCCAATCGACCACGGGCGACATATAGATGTCATCCAGTTTGATAACCTCGGCGTTTGACCCTGCTGGGTCGAGTTGCGCCTCTGTCAGCGAGTGCGCGCCCGGTGCATCAGCGTACACAACCTCGATCTTCGCGGAGGTAGTTGCTGGGGGGTACACGAAAAACTCTTTCGGCTGACGAGGGTCGTATGTGTAGTGCTGGACGTTAACCGTCCCTGTCTCGGCGTGCCATGCGGGGCGCTGGTCGTCCAAAACACTGCGCGAAACCAAGCGCACCACCTTTTTAGTAGATGATGTGGCCAAGTTGCGCGTCACATCTAACAGACGTAGCGCGGACGGAAACTCTGAAGTGAGGGTCTGCCTTGTACCTGTTGCACACGTAAATGATCCTGATTTCGCATTAGCGTCAGGGCGCAGTAGTGTGATGGCTAGGTACGATTCATTTACCCAGTTCTGGAGTTCAGCGCGGGGCCAACGAATGTTGCTGTCTTGCAGAACATCCTCGACCCGTTGAATTATGTCGATGACTTTAACTGTCGCCATTAGTCCATGCCTCATTTACGTTAGGCGTGCTAGGGTCATCCGCTTTAAGTGTTCCGTCGGTATTACGCGCACGCTTACGCCCAGCCCCTGCTTTATTAGCAGTAGTTTTCTTAGCGGTGGTTTTCTTTGGTACAGGCTTTAACGTAGCGGCTATCTCTTCTCCTTCAGGAGTCAAGGCAAACGCATCCCCGGAAACCGCAGCAACCACGACGAACTTACCGTCGATGCGGGCTGTCGCCCGGTTACATACAATCTCCGCGCCGACCTGCTTAATCAGTTCGTAAACATCCATAGCAACCTCAAGTATGTTAAGTGGGGGGCCGAAACCCCCCAGAGGTAGCTACTAGGAAGCAGCGCCAACCAGCGCAGTTACCAGTGCGTCTCCTTTAACAACCTTGCGGCCGTAGACAGCTAAGCCACGAACAAGATCACCGAAGTCAGACTGGTTGCGCAGTGGTTCAGTCTTATTGATCTGAGACGCAAAAGCGCAAGCGTGCTTGGTACCAGCGACCATCATGCGACGGTTCTTGGCGTTGGACACGGTAGCACCGCTTGATGTAGCACTCTGACCAGCAACAAGCCCTTTACCTGCGGCACCCTTGGGTAGCAAGTTGGACACATACACCTCGAAGCGATCCAGCATACCGATCTTGCCGGTACGGATGGTGCTTGCGTTGTCACCAGTGAAGTACGCCTGAGCGATGTCAGTTTGCATCAGCAACTGGCGATCATACGGGGTGATAATCAACCAACGGCCATCTTCAGGAAGGTTCTGCTCATCCATAGCTGCGGACATGCGCAGGATAGATTTAAGAACGTTCGCAGGAGTGGCTTGGTCAATCGGAGCAGTGTCAGTACCAAGGTTGTACTCGGCAGACAAAGCACCGGCAGTACCGCCCTTGTTGGCAGCAGCAGCACCCTCAGTTACGAACCAGTTATAGAAGCACTCGTTCTCGATGGCGATCTTCAGCTGCTTAGCTGCGTCATCGGTGAACATGTTCATCAAGTCCATATCGGCCTGATGGGCAAGCACGTCGTTAACCTGTACGTTGAAGTACTTGGCTTTGTTGATCTGCATATCAGTGAAGATTGGTGCAGGAACTTCAGAACTCAGAGTGGTACCAGCGCCAGCGTAATCATTAATAGTGATTGATGGTGCGGTACGGATACGAATGGTATCGCCCTGGTTCGCAATTTCACCTTCCCAATCTGTGTTAGAGATTTCAGAAAGCATGGTATTGGCGTAGAACTTAGCATTCAGCTTGTTCGACCAAAGTTGAGGAATAAAACCGCCGGAATAAGACGGGTTAGTATCAAAGGCTCCAGAGCCTACAACGGGAAATACAGCAGCCATGATGGCCTCCTATCGGGTATTAAAATATGTCGGTTTGGCCCTATAGCTGCTTACGTGTTAACAAGTTTAGGCTCGAACTCGGCCTTCTATGTACGCAGCGGTAAGGGTCGCTTCAAGTTTATTGGCCTCATCGTACTGGTGCCGCGTGTTCATAACACGAATCTTGTCCCAGCCTGACTGCACTTCTCGTGCAGACCAGATTTTCTGGTCTTGACCCGCGCTCTGAGTCCGTACGGAACTTGCAGAACGATTTGGCGCGACCTGTTTCTCAAGCTCGGATTGGCGATTAGGTCGCGGTTCGGGTTCTGCACCGGCTATGCTTTCTTTCCACAGCTTCACATAATGTGCTACTGCTTCTGCATCGCCTGCGTTGAACGCAGCTGCCGCCTGATCGCGGCGCGGGCCTCGTAGCATAGGATCATGCTCGTTTAACCACGCAACCCAACGTTCATCATTGTCGATGTTGGCAAAATCCGGCACTAACGACTGTAAGCGCTGGGTAAAGCCCATTTCTCCAACCTGACTACCCGTCTCCGCAATTTTGTCTTGCAGAGCCTTGATAATCTCCCCTTGTTGTTCAAGACGGGACTCATATTCTTGGGCCACCTCTTTCGCAATGCGGGTTTGAACGTCGATCAGTTCTTCACCAAATTCGGCTCGATCTTCGTCGGTCACAAAACTGACTTTCTCTTTCGGCTTTGGCGGCGCTTCAGACTTCGCTTTTAGCTCCTTCTGGAACATATCTAGCTGGGTCGTCATATCCCTAACTTGCTGATGCAAGCGCGGGACTTCGGCATCGTACTTACCTTGGAGGGTCTTGTACTTCTGCTCAAATTCGTCCGTTGCGTCCGTCGGTGACGTGTCAGTCGGCGTTACTTCGCCAGGTTGGGCTGCTACTTCAGTTTCAGCTAGTACGTCGGCTTCGGTATCCGTTGGTTCTTCAGAAACTTCAGGCGTTTTCGCCTTCTTTTTCTTCGGTTCTTTCTGGGCTTTCAGCGTTTTCTCTAGTTCTTCCACTTCCGCAAGCTGGGCTTGCACCTGTCTTGGCAATGCCATTCTTTTCTCCTTAAAGCTCCAACTCTACTAATAGCGCCCTTTCGGTGTGCCACTCGCTTTATGGTCTGCTTCTCGTTTTGCTCCTTATGAGCGGTTTGCTACTTTCGGCGACTCTTCAATCGCTTTCAGTAAATCTTCAAATGCTTCGGCTCGTCCTTGCAGGCGGTGGATCATCACCATGTCGCCTGCGCGGATCAGCTTATGCTTGGCTTCCTCTAACTCTAAAGCCATCAGTCTCAACAGCGCTTCGTTGCCGGGTTCCCTAAGTCTTGCTAGGGCTACTACCGCCTGCATGTCGGCATTATTGAGATCAATCATGTCTTAAATTTATATCAAATGTGTTTACATGTCAACACATATGCTAACGCCCGTTTGGACGCTGGCTTATGTAATTATCCTGTCGTCCGCCCTGCTCAGTACCGTCCTCTTGTAGGTTAGCACCTTCCTGGGCAGCCATTTGTTGCATCATCATTTGCTGTTGCTGGGCTTCGGCTTGCTGCCTCTCAACATCTTCTCTGCTAGGTACAAGACGATCAACATTGGTATTAAGATTGCTCGCCAAGTCACGCATGAGTTCAGCCGTGCCCGCAGGGCCAACAATTTGCTGCGCAACAGGACTCTCCAATACAAGACGGAGGAACTCAGTTTTACGGACAGCTTCTGCTTCCTTAACGACCAGCGACATCGCGCCTCGTGCAATAATTTGTACATCACCTATTAAATCCGGGTCATTACTATAACGTAAGTTGCGTTGGTACTGGCGTTCAAGCATAGGGTTCAGAACGTCGTAGTCGATGTTGCTAATAACCTGTTTTATGCTCTTGCCCGCGTTTGAAATAAGCATGGACAGGCCAGACGAGGTACGCCCCGCACCCGGCACATGCTGCCCCGTCATATAACGGGGTATACCAGTCATCTCGTCCGCAATGTTCGCAAAGCGGTCAAATACCGCCATAAGCTCTTGTGCATTTGAGTTGGGCTGGAAAAATGTCATTGGTGGCGATGCGTCACCGTAGTCAGACTGCTTGAACTGCCAAATCTTCCACGGGTACATCTGAGTAATATCTTCACCGCTTGGTAGGCGGCTCACATTCACACCTACCTGCGGGCCACTTGAGATACCCATGTTGTTAGCAAGCGCTCTAGCAGAGGCGTTACACATGTTCTGGGCGTCCATGCAGAGGTCAGAAACCCCGTTGCCGTCAACCCGACCAGGGACTTTCTCGAACGAAGTCAGGTAGTACGGCTTGCGCCCGATAGGATCGTAGTTCAGCACCGCTTTAATAACGACGTTGTCCACCATCCACACTTCGCAAGGGTACGACAACTGGGGGTCTTCGATCTCGGACTCATCCATACCCCAGTCGATCAGCATTTTTCCTGGGATAGAGTCCCATAACTGAATCGCAGCGATCACATCACCATGCGCATCGTCGAAGTCTTTGCCGGAAACGTCTTCTACCTCACTGTCGTCATGGTCAAGCCAGTCGAACCCGCCTCTACCGAAGTCAGCTAGGATAGAACGAACCGCATCCTCATCATACCCATCGCCCCCGATCATCGCCTCGACGTCTTCACGGGTTAAGTGGTGCAGCTCAATAACGGGCATATTCTGGACGTCATCGCCCCACGGTGCCCAATAGAACTTGTATGGGTCGACACGGTTCCACTCGTCGCGCAGCACATCAACGGCCGCTAGACCGCCTTCTACATACTTCATACATTTGCGTTTGTGGGGGGTTGGCCCTTTCATCACAGCGTATGGGAATGTGGCTACGTCGTTCGTAAACTCGAACAGCGCCTTGACGAACCCGCCCTCTGCGAGCTGATCCTCCATTTTCTTTTCCATACGATCAACGCGTTTCTGAGCTTCGTGACTCAGGGCGCGCATCGCGGTGTCTTTCATGCCCGCAGCAAGGTGTTTTAGCTCTGCTGGGTCGATAGGCTCATTACCCATCGAGTAATACTGCATCAGGTTCTGCTGCATTATCTGCTGCATTCGCTGTGCTACGTCGGGTGGGACTTCAGGTATAGGTGTGGCGTCCAGTGACCAAGGCTTATCAGCGCCCGTACCCAACAGGGTATCGCGCAACCAAGCTGTAGCTGTACGGCACTTACTGCTGACTATGCCCATGAATATCTCAGAGCCGCCCTGTTCGCGTATCTCAGCCAGCTTTGCTGGTTCGTACTCCATGTTTCGGGCACGAACGCACTCGGTCAATCTATTCTCTATGTTCTGGCGGTGGTGGTCACGCATGACCTCCCAGCGTTTGCGCGTGTGCGCAGCCAGCCCCTGAATCATAGGCGTCATCTGTTTTTCAGCAGCCGCGCGTTGCGCCCTAGCCTCTAAATCAGAGGCACGTGCTACCGGAATAATTCCTAGTACCATCCTAATTTCTCACATATGTGTATAGTAAACACATTAGCGGTTATCTGTTTACATGTCAACACTTATGTCCAACCCCGAGCAGACACTTTTACGACGGCTCGTCGCTCATTTTCCATCGCTCCAGCACCAAATACTTCGCCGCCGTCCGCATGGAGGCACATGTACTGGAACGCGTCCGCTATATCCGACCAGGGGTGGGATTTTTCTGGGCTTTCGTCACGAACACCTTTAGTGTTTATTTTGTAGCGGTATTTACCCGCTAGCGCTTGTACCAGCGCCAAGCCGTCATCCGGGTCTATTACGACACCATACTTACCGTCAACGACACGCGTCAGGAAACTGTCTACCGCTGAGAGGCGGGCAGCAACTGAGTTAGTCCTTGCTGGTTTAACCAGGAACCCCTCATTTTTCCATATGTCCGCCACGGTTCTCTCGTCTGTTTGGACACGCTGGAACGCCGCCGGGTCGATTATGACGATACTCTTTTTACCAGGGAACTTGTTCACCAGTAGAGGTTTAACGACTTCACGTACGAACCGCAGTGCGCCCATGCCATCAGACGTCAGTGCAGAATACACAACCAAGCGGCCGTCGTAGGCTACCTGCCCTATTACCGCAGCGGGTGTCAGCCCCGCGTCGACGCCGATTATGAGCGGCGCGTCCGAGGACATCGCTTTCAAGGGTTCTTTAGCCACGTGCACCGTGCGGTCAAACGACTTAAATACAGGTTGCCCAGATAAACTTTTACCGAATTTAGCGTGTATGTACACGTCGACCCAGTCTTCCGTCTTACCTTGTGCCAGGTTGTCGTAGTAGTCGTCCGGCAGGAACCGCGTCCAGTCCGCCTCGGGCGCTAACCCCGACGGTTGTATCGTCACATGCACGTTATCAGGCGGCTCAGTGAGTAGAGTCTCCCAAAATGTGTCCATATCGGGCGGGTTAGTCATCCCCCACAGGTGCATGTTAGGCTTACCTTCGTCGGTCACACAACCGACGTCGTTCATCATCTTATCTGGGTAACGACCGACACGACCTTGGGCCGCGTTGTAAATATCAGGGTGAATTTCTCTAAATTCGTCGAAAATAATGAAACTGGCCTGTAAAGACAGCAGTCGTCGTACGTCGTTAGCGTCATCGAGACCACGGAACAGCACTTCGCACTCAATATCACCAACTTTTATGACGAACTTGTACTCTGTTTTCAGGAATCCGCCCATTACCCCGTCTGGAATCCACTTGAGGAAGTCTGGTATCGACGTATCCCGCAGTTGCTCGCGCGTATTACGCACCCATATTGTCCTGGAACGCCTTATTCCATCCTTACAGGGGGCCATTTGCGCTGCATGGTGCAGTATTTTCATAATACCCGCAGTGGTTTTCGTCGATCCGACAGGGCCAACTGCCAGTGAAATGAACTTATCAGAGTAGAAAAAGGAGTCGAGGGACTCAATAACCTCGAAGTTTATCTCATGAATCATCTTCTAGCGCCTGTGAAGAACCCTCGATAGTAATAGCATCGGAATTATCCTTGGCGCGAGTGATGTTTATGACCACCTGGGGGCCACCTGCACCTGCGTCCGCTTTGGTATCCGGCTCCAGTCTGCCCATTTTATTGAGCATTTTTTGGAACTCTATCCGGGCCGTCGGGTTGATAGTGGGGTTTTGCATATGCCGGAACAGATTATCGAGGTTAACCGCGCCAAGAAGGCGAGCAAAAGTCTCCATTGTGCTGGGGTCTTCTTCAATCGCCTGTAGCTCTGTCGGAGACAGTAATGGCTTGTCAACCTGATCTGGGTCTATGGCTTGGTACACATGGTTACTCATGGGTTTACCTGTTTACATGTCAACAGTTTAAGTGTCAGTTTATGCTTTTTGGGGGCAAAAGGGAACTAAAAGGTTCCTGGGCACAGCCAGGGCGGCTCCTATTAAGACAAAAAGTTACAAAATTGGTTTTTTGGGGGCTTGGGTTATACGGACTACCTAAGGATAGGCCCCACCCCCGCCCCCCCTCGTGTCCCTATACCCCCTCTGTTTGTGCCGCGCTGGTAGTAAGGAGTGCTGACCAACCGCACTATAAAGATCAAGGCCTTGCTAGGGTAGTGGGAATAGCGATCGGACGGCCATGCGCCCCTGATCCGCCTAATGGCCATAAGCGGTATTCACGCGACAACGAATACTTGTGGAGGAGTGAGGGCTAAACAAATAACAACGGGCAACTGTTCGGCACGCGTAAAATGCGCCAGCCTCCCCGTCCCTAGTAGCGGACTTACGTCGGCGGCAAAAGAAAGGGTTCCCATTGAATACACTTAATAGATGGGCTTGTGCAATGAATGATGGTCTGGCAAACCTATGGCATTGCATGTGGCGAAAGGTCGAAGCGTTGGAAAATACGCGGGGCCATACTTATTAGCCACCGATAATTGGATTATATAACCGTATCGCTTTTATGGGATACGGTTTCACTAAGTGCATGACTGTTTGTGTGCTTAGTGAAACCGTGTGGTTTCCGTTATTATCTGATTAAGGAGTTATTCTCATGTTAACTATCAAGCAATTAAACCGCAAAGTAGTTGGTATCCGCAAGTCCGCAACAACAATCCGCGACAACGTGCAACTGGTATTGTGCAACGTCGCTGGCCACGCTTTTGAGCACGGGGATGTAACCGTGTTTGACAAGTTGTACGCCGCATCTGGTGGTCTTAATAAGAAAAAGATCGTCAAATGGGTGCATGCCAATGGTTTTGCGCGTCTACAAAAAGACGGCACGTTCAAGGTCAACAAGACTATGCGCAAGGAGGCTGATTTTGAGTCTGGCGCACAAGTGGTTGAGTATTTGACGGCTAATGTTGCCAAGTGGTACGACAACGAAGAAACGCCTGAGCAAATCCTAAAAGCGTTGGATGTTGCTGCGCGTATTCGTTCACTAACAACGCAAATCAACAACGCGGCCGAAAAGGGCAACGTGATTAAGGTGGACTTTAAAGCTACCGAGGAAGCAATCACCGCGCTTCAGTCTGTAATGGCTGCCAACGCGTAAACAAACTTTGGGGGGCTTGCCCCCCTGTTTTCCCCCAAACCCACAGTTTTTGCCAATTAAGACACAAAAGTTTTGTCTTGTCGTTTGTCTTAATTGCCAAGAGTTGTAAGTTATTGTTTTACTAGTATTTATTTACTCTATTAAGACAATAAGACAATAAGACAAAGAATAAGAGAGAGATGCACTTAGGAAAAGTGTGTGAATCGAGTGTGTAGATTTACCTGACAAAACCCTAGCCTAGCATCTCTCTCCCTAGCTCTGTCTTATTGTCTTAAAATAGAAAAATCAATGACTTACGAGCATAGTTTTGTCTTGTCGATTGTCTTAATTGATTATCTTAGTACAATTCTGTCTTGTCGCGCCTATATTGTGCGTGTCTTATACAATGTGTTAACGTGTAAACATATTTTAATTGGAGTGTCTTATGCTGTCTCGTAACCCGCACCAACGTCGTCCGAGTCTCGCTCGACGACTCATCACTGCCGCCACCATCGCCACCATGCAAGCCACCGCTATTATTTTAGTTGGTGTATTCGCGTCTTGGCTTATCGTTAATTGGCTAACTGGGTGCGGTGAGCGCTTTGCCACTGCCGGTGGATATGTTCAAGGTGAGTGTGTATCTATCACCACTTTATATAGCGAGGAGTAACCCATGACTGATTTATCCAATGACCGGACTGGCCAGTTATTAATCGTTGGCTGGTTTGCACTAACAGTTCTTATGTACGCGGTTAACTAAACACCACACCTACGGCCGCGTTTTCGGGGGGGCCATCGTGCCCCCCTTTTTTATTTCTAATTTAATCCAGCGAGGAGTAACTATTATGACACTTGTTATTGGAGACTTACCGCCAGATAAATACACCGAAATCACATCCTGTTTAGACAATCTAGATATATGCCCATGCCGAGAATGCAACGTGTTCTTTGACCTTGATGACCTTGTTATACCCGAAGGGGAAGACGGTCATGCCGAAGAAGGTTTCACGTGTCGGCCCTGTCTTGAGGCAAGTGGAAAAAAAGAGTTTTGGTTTTAACCCAACAAGGAGTTAGTCACATGTGTATAGGAGAAAGAAAGGTGAATCACTACATTTTCGATATTGACGGAACACTGTTGGATATAAGGCACAGATTGCATTATATCAAAGGCGAGAAAAAGGATTGGAAAGCGTTTCGCGATCCTACAGAGCTAGCCAAAGATAAACCACGAATCGAGATAGTACAGCTGGCACTTCCTTTTATTTCGTCAAATGAGTTCGTGTTTGCGTCTGGCAGGACAGAAGCGGAAAGGGGTGCAACGATAGGTGAACAATCGCCTTTGTATAAAGCCTTATATCGCCACAACAGGTTCCACAGTTTTCCATCGTCGGATGATCTTAGTGCGCGACTATACATGCGTAAAAATGACGACTACAGAGCGGACACTATTGTTAAAGCTGAGATGTTAGAACAAATGCGCCAAGACGGATTAAACCCAATACTGGCCTTTGATGACCGTCCTAGCGTCATAAGAATGTGGCGCGAGCAAGGTCTGGCCGTTGCCGATGTTGGGTACGGTAAAGAATTTTGAAAAGGAGTTAGTCACATGTGTATAGGCAGATTAAACATAAAGACTAAGGGCATGACTGAGGCCAACTTCAACAAGTTGGAGCGT